AAAGATCGGTGACCACTGCGGAGAGCTGCATATTGCTACCCGATGGAGTGTGCATGATATTATAGGTCGCCTTGAGCAGATGTACGGCAATAGTCCCAGAGCCAAGTTTATCGTCCTTCCCGCTATGGATGCGAATGATGAGAGTAATTTTGACTATGCCTATGGTGTTGGTTTCAACACTCCGTTCTATCGTCAGCAGAGAGATATCATGGACGACGCAAGCTGGCGAGCGTTATATATGAATGAGCCTATAGAAAGAGAAGGTCTGTTGTACCATCAGGATGAACTGCGTAGGTACTTTGAATTACCTGAAGAGGATCCAGACGCAATCATCGGTATTTGTGATACTAAGGACAAGGGTACTGACTACGCCTTTCTTCCCGTTGCCTATGTGTACGGGCAGAATTATTACATCGAGGACTGCATTTGCGATAATGGTCTACCAGAGATTGTGGATGCCAGGTTGGCTGATATTTTGGTTAGACATAAAGTGAATCAGTGCCGATTTGAGTCTAACTCAGCCGGTGGGCGTGTGGCCGAGAAGGTGCAGCAGCTGGTGAAAGACAGGGGAGGTATTACCCACATCACCACCAAGTACACCACGGCGAACAAGGAGACAAAGATCATCGTCAATTCTGCCTGGGTCAAGGAACACTGCCTATTCAAGGATGATTCCCAATATCGAAAAAATAGCGAATACGGTAAATTCATTAATATGCTTTGTTCCTACACGATGGCGGGAAAGAATAAAAATGATGATACTGCGGACGGTATGGCGATGCTCGCTGAGTATGCACAGAGTATGGGGGCCTCAAAAGTAGAGGTTTTTCAGAGGCCGTGGTGATCTATTGAAAACTAGCGTGATTTTTACCTGAAATTTTCAATAAAAAAACACAAAATGTTGTGTGCAAAGTACTTGACAAACACTATATCTTGTGGTATAGTATAGTCGTAAAACTAGATAGTTAGTTGGCGCATGATTGCGAGAGCGTAAGGCTCAGACCAGTCATGCGCCATTTTTATTTTTCAGAAAGGGGTTCATCTGGAATGCGGAATGATTTCGATCTCATCGTACATGAGATTAGCGATAAAGAAATTAAGATCTATCCTATTGCGGATGTTCACTTCGGTGCGTTGGAACACGATGCTCATGCCTGGGCTAAGTTCTGCTCGAAGGTAGCTAGTGAACCCAATTCTTACATTATCCTGGCCGGTGACCTGATTAATAATAATCTTCGTTCTTCTGTGGGATCCCCGTGGGATGACAGAATTCGTCCTCGTGAGCAGAAGCGCATGATGGTCGAGTTCCTGGAACCGCTGAGAGATAAAATCCTCTGTTGTGTGTCTGGCAATCATGAGCGCAGAAGCCTCAAGGATGCCGACGATGACCCTACCTATGACATCATGGCAAAACTCGATTTGGAGGATATCTACCGTCAGAGTGCCGCCTTTATGAAGATTCGCCTCGGGGTGAGGACGGGTAATGGTGGCGTGAGGTATGATGCTTCATTTAAGTTCGCTGTTACCCATGGTGCAGGTGGGGGTATGACAGGAGCGGCCGTCAATCGTAATGAGAGATGGGGCAATGTCATTGAAGGCGTGGATTGTGTTATTGCTGGTCATACCCATAAGGGAGCAATCACCCGACCTTCTAAGATTGTCATCGATGACGTGAATGATCTTGTTAGCATTAAAGATTATGTAGTTCTTTCCTGTGTGTCCTGGCAAGCGTTGGGAGCGTATCCTCTTCAGCAGATGATGCAACCCACTACAATCTCCAGACCGCAGAGTATCCGTTTGATTTCCCGCCCCAAAGAAATTGAACTGGTTTGGTAATTTTGAGTAAAGGAGGGGGTCGAAATGGATACTAGAACCATGTACGGTAGACGAGTAATCACCACGGATGTTTCCGAGATTACTGCCGAGAATGTCGTGGAAGTCTTGGAAGAGGCAATGAAATTGCACGAAAAGAACCGCTCCGAGATTGATTATCTTTGGAAGTACTACAAGGGTGAGCAGCCTATTCTTACCCGTGCAAAAACAGTACGACCCGAAATCTGCAACAAAATTGTGGAGAACAGGGCGAATGAGATTGTGTCCTTCAAGGTTGGTTATCTCTGCGGCGAGCCTATCCAATATGTGGGTAGAACTTGCGAAGAGACTGTTACCAATGGTGTTGGCACACTCAATGAGTATATGTTCCTTGTGGATAAACCCGCTCTCGACCAGGAGGTTGTTGAATGGGATATGATCTGCGGTACTGCCAACCGTATGGTGTTGGCTAACGATGTATATGACGCAGAGTCCGATGATGCTCCCTTTGAGATGTATACCTTGGATCCACGGGATTCCTTCGTGGTGTACTCCAATGATGTGAAGCGCAAGAGAATGTTGGGTGTTAAGTATAACACCGATGATTTTGGTCAGAAGACGTATTCCGCTTATACCGATGGACTGTACTTCACCATTAAGGATGGTAAAGTGACTGAGCAGAAGGCTCATGCGTTGGGCGTTGTGCCTATCATTGAGTATCCGGCTAATAATGCCCGTCTTGGTGCTTTCGAGATTGTTCTTCCCCTGTTGGATGCTATCAATAACATCGAGTCTAACAGAATGGATGGTATCGAACAGTTCGTGCAAGCGTTTGTCAAGTTCATTAACTGCGATATCACTAAAGAGGATTTTGAGGCTCTGAAGGATCTTGGTGCTATTAAGGTCAAGTCTTCTGATGGTCAGCAAGCTGATGTAGATATCGTCACAAACGAACTGAATCAGCAGCAGACTCAAACCCTTAAAGACGATGCCTATCAGGCTGTCCTCACTATTTGCGGTATGCCGAACAGAAATGGTGGTTCTTCCACCTCCGATACCGGCTCCGCGGTACTGCTCCGGGATGGCTGGTCCCTGGCGGAGAGTAGAGCCAAGGATAGTGAGTTGATGTTCAAGCGTTCCGAAAAGGAAACGCTGAGACTGGTTCTGAAGCTGTGTAGTGGTCTTGCGGACCTCAACATCAAGCTGAAGGACATTGATATGAAGTTCACTCGCCGTAACTATGACAACATCCAAAGCAAGTCCCAGGTGCTGGTGTCTATGCTCCAGCAGCCCAAGGTACATCCTCTTCTGGCGTTTACCCATTGTGGCCTGTTCTCTGATCCTGAGAGCGCATACACCATGAGTAATGCCTACTACGAAGAGCAGATGGCAAAGTGGGAGCCTGTGGATGTCGAAGACGATGATTCCGACGAGGATGTCGTAAATGAGGAGAATACCGATGTACAGACTGGCTGATAAACATCTGGAGCAGCTGAAAAAGCTGATTCGTAGAGAATTCAACAGACTGGGCATTTTCGGTTTCGACGAACTGAATGCTCCCCGGATTACTCGGGAAACGATTGCGCTGTTCGACCGAATGCTGACCGAGAATAAGAAGCGGTTTCTCGAAGCCGCTAAGAAGGCCTACCTTGATGCCATTGCTTTGGCAATCGCCGCGGGGTATCGAGATCCCGATGAGGAGAAAATCGACGAAAAGTGGCTCATTGGTTTCCTTGGCGCGTATAACTTCGTTTCCGGGTATCTGTATGAGTCTGAGGCGGAGCGTAAACGCTTGAGGCTGGCTGAACAGATGATGACCGCCAGGGAGTATTTGAATCGTCCTCTTTATAACGATAGTCTCAGACGGTCAGCCAATCTATGGTGGACGCAAACCGCCCACTACATGCTCGATGCCGTAGACAAGGCAACCCTTGATGGTTACCGGGACAGCGGTGTTGAGAAAGTCAAGTGGAACACGAATATCGATGGTCGAGAATGTAAAGTTTGCCGAGAACGGAACGGTAAGACATATTCCATCGATAACGTGCCACCTAAAGCACATAGGAATTGCAGGTGTTACCTGACACCTGTTCCGAAAGATAAATAACCGACAGGGAAGTCGTTAATCGCAAACACGGGGAGACAACCCTACCAAAAACAGAAAATAGTGCAGAGTGAACTGCCTTGTTAAACGCAGGAGGAAACGGTATGAAACTGAAAGATTTGCTGAAAGATGCATACAAAGAAGGCATTACGGTTGAGGAGATCGAATCTGCACTGGCGGATGTGGAGATCCCGGCTGACCAGAGTGCCGAAATCGAACGCCTGAAGGCTGCTCTCACCAAGAGTAACTCCGAAAATGCTGAGTGGAAAAAGAAGCATCGTGAGGCTCTGTCCGAGGAGGAGCGTAAGGCACAGGAAACTGCTGATCTCATCAAGCAGTTGCAAGAGGAGAACGCAACGCTGACAAGAGAGTCCAATGTATCCAAGCACAAGGCTAAGTTCCTTGGTATGGGCTACGAAGAGGCTCTGGCAACCGACGCTGCGACCGCAATGGTGGATGGTGACATGGAGAAGCTGTTCTCCTATCAGCAGAAGCATCAGGAGGCACTCGAAAAGAAGATTCGTGCCGAAGCCCTTAAAGCTACACCCAAGCCCGTTCCCGATAAGAAGGACGGCGTAATCACTCGCGAGCAGGTGTCCAAGATGTCTGTGAGTGAGCGAATCAAGTTCTACAACGAACATCCCGAAGAATACAAAGAAATTTATGGAGGTAACTAATTATGGCAAACACTGCATATGAAAACTTTTTCCTCGGCTCTATTGTTGAGGATCAGTTCAATTCCCATCTGAATCTGGCCCGCTTCGTAACCGTGGATACTTCTCTCCAGGGTACTGCCGGCATGAAGAAGATCATCAACGTCTACTCCGCAACCGACGGCACTGAGAAACTGACTCAGGGTCAGGGTAACTCCAAGTCTATCACCGCTGGCTTCACCCAGAAGGAATACGAGATTCTGCTGGCTCAGAACCGCTTTGAGTGGTATGACGAAGAGGCTATGAAGGATCCCGAACTGGTTCCCGTTGGTATGAAGCATGCCGGTACTGACCTGTGGAATGTCATGAATGCCGACATCTTCGCTGAGTACAAGAAGGGCACTCAGACCGTTTCCGCTACCGTTCCCGATTTTGCAGCTTTTGTCGACGCTGTCGCAAAGATGAACGTGGAGAACGACGAGAACATCGAAATCTTCGCCTTTGTCAATCCCAAGAACAAGGCTGCTGTTCGTAAGGCCCTGAAGGATGAACTGAAGTACGTCGAGGCTTATGCTCGCGCCGGTTACATCGGTTCCGTTGCCGGTGTCAATATCTACGACAAGAAGGATGCCGAAGATGGTGAAATCATCGTTGCTACCAAAGAGGCTGTCCGTCTTCTGGTCAAGACTGGTACCGAGGTTGAGCAGATTACTAAGAACGCCCGTTCCGAATCTGCTGCCAACACCCGTCTGAACACTTCCTTCTCCCGTAAGTACTACGTCGCTGCCCTGGACAACGACACCAAGGTCGTTCGCATCACTTTGGGTGCGTAATTGAAACCTAAAGGAGGTAAGCAACATGACTCAAGCGGAAAAGTTACAGCTGCTGAAAGCTATGGTTGGTGAGTCCGATACTGAGGAAGTGTTGCTTACCTACCTCAACATCGCTGGTCATAAAATCATCAATCGGGCATATCCCTATGGCACGGATGATACCGAAGTTCCTACCCGGTATGATTTCCTTCAGTGTGAAATCGCCGCATATCTGCTGAATAAGCGGGGTGCTGAAGGTCAGATCAGTCATAGTGAGAATGGCATCTCCCGTTCTTATGAGAGTGCTGATGTCCCCGAATCCCTGTTGGGAGCAGTCACTCCTAGGGTGGGGGTGCTGTGATGAGAACGCTGGCTCGCAATAAAATTCGCATCTTCTACGCCAATTACCGCGACAAAATTCCGCTCAAAGATGAGTACGGAAATATGACGGGTGAATACAAAATTTCGTATGACACTCCGGTGGAGGTCAAAGCGAATGTTTCAGCCGCCCGTGGCGAGGCTACCACTCGCCAGTTTGGTGATGATGAGGGGTACGACCGGGTTATCGTTTTGGATGACCCCAAGTTCCCCATCGCCGTAACATCCATCCTGTGGATTGATACTCTCCCGGAGATCGCCGAGGATGGTAGCACCGATACTCCTCATGATTACATTGTCAAGCAAGTGGCAACCAGTCTTAAC